ACGACTTGCCCCAGCTGCACAGGGCGATGCTGGACGTGCTGGGGATCAAGAACGCTGACAAGCTCGTGCCCCTGCCGGACGACAAGACGCCGGTGGACCCCGTCACGGAGAACCAGCACATCCTCACCGGCACGCCGGTCAAGGCTTTCTTGTCGCAGGACCACGACGCGCACATGGCGGTGCACAACATGATGCTGCAGGACCCGATGGTGGCGGCGCAGATGGGGCAGAACCCGCAGGCGCAGGCGATCGCGGCCGCGCTGCACGCGCACATCGCGGAGCACCTCGGGTACAAGATGCGCAAGGCCGTCGAGGCGCGCATGGGCGTGCCGCTGCCGCCCCCGGACGAGCCGCTGCCGCCCGCGCAGGAGGCCGCGCTGTCGTCACTCATGGCCCAGGCCATGGCCCAGGTGGTCGCGCAGAACCAAGCGCAGGCCAAGCAGCAGCAAGCCCAGCAGCAGATGCAGGACCCGCTGGTCCAGATGCAGATGCAGGAGCTGCAGATCAAGGCGCAGGAAGCCCAGATCAAGGCAATGAAGGCCCAGACCGAGGCGCAGGACGCCGAGCGCCGCGCGCAGCTGGAGATGGCCCGGATCCAGGAGGAGTCGCGCAAGAACCGCGCGAACGAGGAGATCCAGGAGTCCAAGGTACGGGCCCAGGTCCTACACACTGGCGTCATGGGGCGCGCGCAGGATCAGCAGCTGCTGCAGAAAGACCGCGAGCTGGCGCAGCGCGCGCTGCTTGAGCTGCAGCGGTCCCAGCAGCAAGACAACTCCGGGTTCTCCGGTGACAAGAAGGGGACGTCATGATCAAGGAATTTGGCGAGGCGCTGCGGCGCAAGCTGCGCGAGGACATGAACAACTACGCGGACGACGTGGCCAGTGGGAGCTGCCCGTCGTTCGACGCTTACCAGAAGACGTGCGGGGTCATCTCAGGTCTGGCCCTGGCTGAACGTCACCTCCTTGACCTGCTTGAGAAAGTTGAGAAGCACAATGAGTAGCATCATCCTGCCACCTGGGGTCCGGCTGCCAGAGCCCCTGCAGTCCGTCGACGCGCCCGCGCCCGACGCACCCAACGAAGTCAAAGCAAAGATGCTGCCGGAGCCCACCGGCTGGCGTCTGCTGTGTGTCGTGCCGGAAGTGGCCGACACGTTCGAGAACTCGTCGATCGTCAAGGCCGACAGCTACATGCGCACCGAGGAGCATGCCACCACGGTGCTGTTCGTCCTCAAGGTGGGCCCCGACGCGTACAAGGACCCAGCCAAGTTCCCTAACGGGGCGTGGTGCAAGGAAGGGGACTTCGTGCTCGTGCGCGCCTACTCCGGCACGCGCTTCAAGATTTTCGGCAAGGAGTTCCGACTCCTCAACGATGACCAGATCGACGCTGTTGTCGATGACCCCCGCGGCATCAGCCGCGCTTGAAGGAGAGAACGATGCCTGGAGAGAACGAGCAGTTCAAGTTTCCGGACGAGCAGGATCCGGACAAGAGCACCGCTGCTGGTGCGGCGGACGAGATCGAAATCGAGATCGAAGACGACACCCCTGCCAAGGACCGTGGCCGTCAGCCGCTGGGCCGGGAAGTGCAGGACCCCACCGAGGAGGAGATCGAAGCGTACTCCGACAAGGTGAAGGCGCGGATCAACGAGCTCACGCATGCACGCCATGACGAGCGTCGTGCCAAGGAGGCCCTGGCGCGCGAGAAGGAAGAGCTGGAGCGCGTTGCCCAGCAGCTCCTGGCCGAGAACCAGACGCTCAAGAAGACGGTGCACACCGGCCAGGAGACGATCATCTCGTCGGCCAAGGCGCGCGCCGAGGCAGAGCTGGAGGCGGCCCGCAAGGAGCTGCGCGCGGCACACGAGGCGTTCGACACCGACGCGATCGTGGCGGCCCAGGAGAAGCTCTCTGAGGCCAAGATCCGCATGGAGCAGGTGAAAAATTTCCGGCCAACCCCTTTACAAGAGGCTCCGGCTGCAGTACAACCCGCCCAACCGCAACCCCAACAGGTGCGTCCGGACGAGAAGTCGCTGCGCTGGCAGGCAAAAAACCAGTGGTTCGGGCAGCCGGGGTTCGAGGAATACACCAGCTACGCACTTGGGCTGCACCAGAAACTCGTGCAAGGGGGCGTGTCCCCTGGAACCGACGACTATTTCGAGCAGATCGACAGTCGCATGAAGTCCACGTTCCCTGACTTGTTCAAGGGCGCGGACACCAAAGCGAAGCCCGAGGATGTGAAGCGGCCGGCGACGACAGTCGTGGCTCCCGCAACTCGATCGGCTTCTGTGGGCAAGATCCGGCTCACAGCCACGCAAGTCGCGTTGGCCAAACGCCTGGGCCTGACCCCCCAACAGTATGCCGTTCAAGTTGCCAAACTGGAGAGCCAGAATGTCTGAGACCACCGAGCTGAACATCCTTCCGGATCGCACTTCTCGCGATCAGAAGTCGCGCGCCAAGCAAATGCGGGCTGTGTACGTGCCCCCCAGCACGTTGCCGGACCCGGACCCTTCGCCGGGGTACGTGTTTCGATGGATCGCCACCAGCGTCCTCGGGCAGTCGGACCCCACCAATGTCTCGCGCAAGATGCGTGAAGGCTGGGAGCCCGTGAAAGCGGTCGACCATCCGGAGCTGCACCTGCGGGGCAACGCGGAGGGCAATGTGGAAATTGGTGGGCTCATGCTGTGCAAGATGCCGGCCGAGAACGTTGGAGCGCGCGCTGCGTACTACAACGGGCAGGCGCAAGCGCAGATGGAGTCCGTCGACAATCACTTCATGCGGAACAATGATCCGCGCATGCCGTTGTTCTCGGAGAAGCGCTCCGAAACGACCCGCGGGCGTGGCTTCGGTTCTGGTACCAAGTAACAGGAGGTTTTCATGGCATCCACTGCTGCTCCCTACGGCTTCCGTGCCGTCAATGAGCTCGGCGGCCTTCCGTACGCAGGAAGCACCCGTCAGTTTCTGATCAACCCGGCGGGGTACAACACCAACATCTTCAACGGCTCCATCGTGGCCGTGAACACGTCGGGCTACCTGGAGATCGTCACCACGATCGGCGGGGCCAGCTCGGATGCGTTCCCGGCCGGCGTCGTTGGTGTGTTCGTGGGTTGCGAGTATGTCAACGCCCAAGGGCAGCTGATCTTCTCGCAGTACTACCCGGCCAACACCGTGGCGCCCACCGGCTCCGCAATCAAGGCGTACGTCATCGACGACGACCGTGTGGTGTTCCAGGTGCAAGCTGATGGCTCCGTGGGCCAGACCAGCCTGGGCCAGAACGTCCAGCTGGCCGCCGCGCAGAGCTCGTCCACGGGTTCGACGACGACCGGCAATTCCACCACCGCGGTGAGCGCTTCGGCAGCTGCCACGGCGAGCTATCCGTTCCGGATCGTGGGCTTCGTCGAGAGCACCACGTCTTCGGTCGGCGACGCCAAGACGGATCTGCTGGTGAAGTTCAACGCCGGCATCCATTCGTACAGCAACGCCACTGGTCTGGCCTGATCCTGAAGGAGTGACGAAAAATGGCAATCTCTCGTGCCCAGCTCCTGAAGGAGCTTCTCCCCGGCCTCAATGCCCTGTACGGCATGGAGTACAAGCGCTACGGCGAAGAGCACAAGGAAATCTACGAGACCGAGACGTCCGAGCGCTCGTTCGAGGAAGAGACCAAGCTCTCCGGCTTCGGTGCCGCTCCGGTGAAGAACGAAGGTTCGGCGATCGCGTACGACAACGCGCAGGAAGCCTACACCTCGCGATACACCCACGAGACCATCGCCCTGGGCTTCTCGATCACCGAAGAGGCGGTCGAGGACAACCTGTACGACACCCTGTCGGCCCGGTACACCAAGGCTCTGGCCCGTGCGATGGCCTACACCAAGCAGGTGAAGGCGGCCGCGGTGCTGAACAACGGCTTCAACGGCAACTACGCCGGCGGTGACGGCGTTTCGCTGTTCGGCTTCAACACGGTGCCCACCCGTGTCGGCCACCCGCTGGTCAACGGCGCGGTGAACTACAACAGCCCGACCACCGGGGTGGATCTTAACGAGACCGCCCTGGAAAACGCCGTGATCCAGATCGCGGCCTGGACGGACGAGCGTGGTCTGCTGATCGCCGCCAAGCCCAAGAAGCTGGTGATCCCGCCCGCCCTGATGTTCGTCGCCAAGCGCCTGCTCGACACTGAGCTGCGCGTCGCCACGGCCGACAACGACATCAACGCCATCAAGCAGATGGGGGCGATCCCGGGCGGCTACACCGTGAACCACTTCCTGACCGACCCAGGTGCGTGGTTCCTGATGACGGACGTTCCCAACGGCCTGAAGCACTTCGAACGGGTGGCGATGTCCACCAGCATGGAAGGCGATTTCGAGACCGGCAACGTCCGCTACAAGGCGAGGGAGCGGTACTCGTTTGG